AAAAAGACTTTCACTATCATCGGAGTCATTGCTTTGATTGTGGGCGCTGTAATGCTTCTTCTCGGAGGCAACACAGAGGAGGACATGACAAAGATCATCGGCTTCGTGATTGCCGGTGCCGGCGTGATTGTCGCAGCCTGGGCATTTATTAAAGGGCTCATCGACAAGGACAAGAAATGACCGACCGCAAGAATTGGCTGACAGCCATTATCGGTGACAAGGAATTCGACCCGGACGCCGCCAAGATCCTCGGCATACTGCTCTGCGTGGTGGGCTGCATAGGCTTCTTCCGGCAGACACCGGGCTGGGAGACCATGCTCTACACCGGAGCCGGCTGCGTGATAGGCAAATGTATCCGCGAGAACACATGATACGCGCGCTCATTGACGTGGCCTTCAACAACGAGGTGCGGAAGGTTGTCAAGAAAAGCTACCGCCGCACCATTGATGTGCAGTTCGGAGTCTACACCGGGGAAGGATACACCGGCTGGCTGACGATAAATCTGAAGCCAAGCCACGGCTGGAGGGACTGGCTGATAAACCTCCTGGCGCTCAGGGGCGGCGAAGGCGTGCACCTGGGCTACTGGAGGGAAGTGCTGAAATACTGGGACGACCTCCGGGCAGTTATAGAAGGCACACCGGAGCTGGCAGAGGCCAAGCGGAAAGGTGTCCTGGTATCCGGAAGGAGCAAGGGAGGGGCTGAGGCGCTCCTCATAGGCGCACTGTTGTGGCGCCCTAACCTACCGCTCCTGATCGGGGCCATAGAGCCTCCGAATTGCGTGGACAAGGCGCTGGCAAGGAAGCTGGAGGAGAAGCTGGGAAGGGAGAATATCCAGAGCACATGCTATAAGAATGACATCGTGCCGGGAATTCCGCCCTGGTTCACATATCCGGGAGAGCGCCGGCAGATAGGAAAGCGCGGCGCCGGTCTCTCAATCAGGGACCACCAGAAAAGCACCACCGAGGAGGAGCTGATATATGACGGCTGCGGCTGGTAAGAAAAGGCCCTACCACCTTCTGGTGGAGAAGCGTATCAGCACCAAGACAGAAGCGGAGCTGGCAGAGATCAGGGAGAAATATAAGGACGGCGTGCCGCCGGAGACGATAGACTTCGTGGCCGGCAAACTGGCCGACGCAATCATAGAGGAGGGAAGATGTGCAGAAATTCTGGGAGAAGATTAAAAACATTCTGGCTGTTTGTGGCGCTGCTCTTATTGCGGCCTTGCTGTTTGTTCTCGGACGTCGTACTCACGGACGCGGAGGCGACTCAGCTGAGGACTTCATTGCAGACAGCCAAAAGCGAGTTGAAACAGCAATCAACGCAGATAGAGAAGCTGCAGAGGCAATTGACAGAGGCGGAGAGCGAATTGCAGACAGCAAGGACACAGCTGGAGAGATCGCAGACCGAAACAGAGGCGCTCAAGAGCAACTTGACAGCGCTCTCTCAATCCTGGAAGCAGCAGAAAAGCGAGGCAAGGTGGGGAAAGACTAAGGCCTTGCTGATAGGCCTCGGCATAGGGATAGCCGGAGGTTTCGTGGGAGGATTTTATCTGGCCAACAGATAAATGACTATATATGTAAGCGCACCGGGAGCGCGTAATCTGCCGGAACATTCTGACAACCGCGCCGGGCATGGCGTTAAAAATGCGTAAGGAGACAAGAATGACAAGAGATTTTCTGAAGGAGCTGGGAATTGCCGACGAGGCCATTGACAAGATTATGGCCGAGAATGGCCGCAATATCGAGGCTGCCAAAGCTAAATATGGCGACTACGATGATATCAAGGCACAGCTGGAGACTGCCAAGGCCACTCTGGAGAAGTTCAAGGACTACGACCAGACTAAGGGCGAAGTGGCAAAGTGGAAGGCTGAGTACGAGAAGGCCGTGAAGGAAGGCGAGCAGAAACTCAGAAATTTGGAACGCCAGGGACTTGTGAAGGACTACCTGGGCCAGAAGAAGTTCGTGAACGAGCTGACAAAAGAGGCCCTCTCCGGGAAGCTGCTGGCAGCGCTGGAGAAGGAGGAGTCAAAAGGCAAGAGCCTTGACGATTTGTTCAAGGCGGCGACTGAGGGGCTTGAGAACATCATCGTCGATGATAAGGCACCGCAACCGCCTACAGTGCCCGGCATGGCCGGGAAGCCGGGAAATGAGGACGGTGTCCTCGCCGCATTCAAACGGCAGAACCCCGGTATAAAAATAGACTTATAGGAGTAAAATATGTCATTAGCACTTCAGGACAGATTTTCCAGAATTGTAGACGCAAAGCTCAGAGCTTCTCTCGTGCAGAGAGACGGCTTTGTTTGGAACACAAAATTTGAGGGCGACCCTAAGGCCGGAGCTGTCAAGGTTCCAGTGAGAGGCGAGGCTACTGTCGTTTCCTACGACAAGGCAAACGGCGCAACAAAGAGCTACACAGCCGGCTCCTTCATCACAATCACAATCGACAAGGACAAGGCTGTCAACGAGGTTCTTGACGGCTACGACGCAGCAGCTGTTCCAGACAACATCGTTGCTGACAGACTTGACGCAGCCGGATACGGCCTTGCACTTGCAATGAACGCAGACGGCACAGCAGCACTTCTGGACGCTGCAACCGTTATCGGCCAGAGCTCAGCAACAACTAAATCAAACATCTACGACAGATTTGTAGACGCAAAGACAAAGATGTCAAAGGCAAAGGTTCCAGCTCAGGGACGCTTCGCACTCGTGAACCCAGACACAATGGCTCTGGTGCTCAAGAGCTCAGAATTCATCGCAGCTTCCTCCCTCGGAGACGAGGTTAAGCAGAGCGGCGCTGTCGGAAGAATTGCCGGCTTCCTGGTATTCGAGGACGCAACACTTCCAGACAACGCTTCCGTTATCTTCGGACACCCAGACTGGTGCTGCCGTGTAGATGAATGGGCAGTGGACGTGAAACTGCAGAGCCTCGACGGATCCGGCACATACATCGGAGCTTCCGCTATCCAGGGCAGAAAGGTTTACGCTCACAAGGTAACCAACTCCGCAGCAGTATACATGGACTCCGCTGTCCTCATTCCTACAATCGAGGAGGCAACAGCCGGCGGAACAACCACAATCACTATCACCGGCGGAACAAACACAACCTCTATCAAATACCGCAAGGGCACAGTATCTGACGGCGTGACCACATGGGGCGACTGGACAACCTACAACTCAGCAAGCAAGCCTACAGCTTCTGCTACTGACATCATCGAGGCATACGGTATCGGCGCTGGCAGCGTGAGATCCGGTATCGCTTCCCACACTGTAACAGCAAGCTGATAGGGGCAAGGAGAGCTGCATATGTTCGAGAATGTAAACTACACATACTATTCTGAGACTCTGGGCCGGGCCGTCGTACCGGACGAGACTACATTCAACCGGTATGTCCTGGACGCGGAGAAGGACATGGTGCAGCTCATTCCTATGCTGAGGGAGCGCGTGCCTGAGGGATTTGACAAGGCCACATGTATGCTGGTCGAGGAGAATTACAAGGCCGCCGCTTCCGGTATCCAGGACGGCGCACGCGTGACAAGCGAGTCCATAGACTCCTATTCCCGGAGCTTCGACGCCTCAGGGGCCAAGAGCACCGGAGCATGCAAGGAGGAATGGATCCTGATGTTCTGCGAGAGGATAATCCTGAGATGATAGCGAAGCATTTAATAATACATTCTGCTACCGTCTACACCCCGACTCTGGACGCGGACCGGAACCCCGACAAGGGAACCGGGACCACAGTGGAATGCCGTATCGTTCCGAAGAACGTGCGCGGCATGACTGATGTGGGAGCTGTTCCGGAGGACACCTACATCATGCTGGCGAACACCGCTCTTGCAGTGGGCCAGCTTGTGGAATGGGGCGACAAGGAATTTGAGATCCGCAAGGCATGGCCGTGCTACGCGCTGGACGGCAATATTCCCGACCATTGGAAGGCGGAGCTGGTATGACCGCAGAGATCAAGTTTGACGCGGGCATGGTCTCGCAGCGCATAGAGCTGGAGATCCAGAGAAAGCAGAAAATGCTTGACTCCCTCGTGCTGAGGGACAGCAACCTTTTCTGCCCGAAGGACACCGGCGCGCTGCAGAACAGCGCAATAACATATACCGTGATAGGCAGCGGCCAGGTTGAATGGCACACACCATATGCGGCCAGGCAGTATTACACCTGGAAGGGCATACGGGGCCACAACCGGAACCCGAGGGCGACCTCGAAATGGTTCGAGACCGCGAAGGCTATCTACGGAGAAGCATGGCTGGAGGCAATAGGTGCTACAAATAGCTGAGCTCATCAACACATACCTCAAGGCGCAGATAACCGGACTCCCGGCAATCTACAACGATATATTCCCGGTGGAGACCGGAGACCTTATCGTGTCGAGGCATGACCCGTCACAGAGCGCATATAGGAGCTTCGGGGACGGCACCCGGTATGTGGAGGCCAACTTCGCGTATTATGCGCGCTGCAAAAAAGCCCAGGACGCAAGAGAATGGCTTGAGAAGATCACGGCAGAGCTTGAGAACGAGCAGATTGTCCGCGTGGCGGACGATGTATCCTTCCAGAGCTCCGTGACAACACTTCCGCAGTTTGTGGAGGTTACAGAGAAAGGACAGACAATCTATATGATGTCTGTAGTAATTAGTTATATGGACGGCCAGATAAGGCCGTAAGGAGCAAATATGGCAGATTTAGCAGACGGCGGATTTGTTCGGAAGTATCATGTTGCGCTGTTCCTGAACCAGGGAACATCAGCTTCTCCCGACTGGTTCCGCATTAAGAAATCGACCGACAACACTATCACAATGAATGCCACAACCCAGGATTACGACTTCATTGCTGATGAGATCCCCACAACAATCCTGGACAAGTACAAGCCGAGTCTCTCCCAGCCTCTTACCATGATAAAAGGCGAACCTGACTATGAATATTTCTTTGAGAAATTCTTCGCTCAGGCAACCGGAGCAGACGCAGAGACAGAGATCTGTATTGTATTCTACAACGCAGAGACAGCAACAGCCGGGACATACCAGGCATGGAAGGCTCCATGTCTCCTCGTAATGGACAACATGAACCCGGTAGAGGGAACAATCACATGCAACATCAGCATGAATTCCGAGGCTGTCCTGGGAACAGCAACCGTAACCAGCGGCGAGCTGACATTCACACCGGCTTGATATGAACCTCACCAAAATGGTAATGCCCAGCGCTGTGGAGGTGCTGGGTATTTCTTATCCGATACAGACCGGACACCCCTACTGGTTCCGGTTCATGCAGCTCCTCAGGGAGAAAGGCGCCACCGTAGACTCCTTTGACTATATATATAGAGACGGGATACCGGCAGACAGAGAAGCCGGGCTCAATGCGCTCCTGGAATTCTGCTGGGAGAAAAAGGAGATACCGAGATCCTCCGGAGAGGAGAGCGGAACCCGTCTGGTGGACTACGAGATAGACGCGGACCTTATATGGGCTGCTGTACTCCAGGTCTACGGGATAGACCTCACCGAGCGCGAGGTGCACTGGCACAAGGTCCGGGCAATGCTTGCAGCGCTCCCGGGCTCAAGGCTCGAGGAGGTAATGGGCTACCGGTGCTACAAGGGCAAGGACGCAAAGCTGCTGAAGCTAAAGAGGCAGTGGGAGCTTCCGGAACCGGAGGACCCGAAAAGCAAAGAGGCGCTCGAGAAATTCAACGCGCTTTTTGACAAATAGGAGAATGAAATGGCTGACGACGGATACATAAAAATAAAAACCAAGATAGAAGGCCTGGCTGAGTCCCTCAAGGGAATAAAAGACCTCGGCCTGGGCGTATTCGGACTCGGCGCAATATACAAGACTCTCACCGGCACAGTGAAGCAGCTCTATGCCGCGCTGGACGACCTGAACCGGGCATACAACGCGCAGAAGAAGGCAGAGGTGCAGCTTGCCACAGCGGTGAAGAACAACCCGTACCTTGACGCCTCCGCAGCAAGAAGGCTCAAGGACTACGCAAGCCAGCTCCAGAAGATATCCACAGTGGGAGACGAACAGCTTCTCCCGTTCATGGCGCAGCTTGCAGCCTCAGGACGCACCGAGGCACAGATAATGGACATAATGAAGGCCGCCCTGGACGCAAGCGCAAGCGGAATGGTGTCCCTTGACGAGGCGGTGCGCGGACTCAACAACTCATTCACCGGCCAGATAGGACGGCTGGGCATGCAGATACCGGCGCTCAAGAGCCTGACCAAGGAGGAGCTTGAACAAGGCAAGGCCGTCGACCTCGTGGCGAAGACCTACAAGGGCCTGACAGAGGAGACAGCAAGGGCAACCGGTTCCACAGAGCAGCTGAAGAACGCCTGGGGCGACCTCAAGGAGGAAATGGGCAAGGACGTGGAGCAGACTCTCGGCCCGGTGCGCCGTCTCCTCACCACGATTATCCGTGCAAGAACCACAGCCGAGCAGACATCAAGAGCCATGAGGGAAGCAAGGCAGCTCATGGGCAAGGACAACGCGAGCATAACCTCTGACGAAATGGGCACGCTGCAGACCCGGCGCGACCAGATCCTTGAGAGGATAGGTTCCGGTTATGCGCAAGGCCTTGAGCTCACGCTCCTGAAGCAAGAGCTTGTGGAGCTCAACAAGAAGATATCCTCCGTAATGGAGATCCGTGACATACAGAGGGAGACAGCAATGGCCGAGGAGGCTGCCGCAGACAGAGCAGCCAAGGAGGCCGAGGAGATAAAGACAGCCGAGCAGACAAGAGCCGACTATCTGGCGCAGAACACAGAGGCCAGGGAGAAGGCCATAGAGGCCATGAAGCTGGAGGCTCAGCTCAGGGGAGAGCAGATTGACGACGAGGCGCTTCTTGACGAATATATCCGCTCATACATCGGGCTCCTTACAGAGACACCGGGCCTCATAAAGGCAGAGGACGCAGAGGCCAAAGAGCTTCTGGCCACCATAGAGAAGCAGACCGCGAAGGTCCAGGAGAGGCTGGCTGCGGAGAAGCTGTCCGCAGAGGAGGCAGAGCGCCGGAAGAAGGAGCAAGCCGAGGCAGACGCCGCAATCAACGAATTCGTGAAGCAGCTTGAGGGCATAAGCGCTCCCGACCGGAGAAGCCTCCGGGAAAGGCTCGCAGACCAGAAAGCCCAGCTTGACCAGTTCTACCGGGAAATGCTGCAAATGGCAGTGCTCTCCGAGGAGCAGAAGGAGGAGCTGGAGCAGCAGTACTTCGAGAAGCGCCGCGTGCTGATAGAGGCGCAGAAAGAGGCTGAGATAGCCGCAATAGACGAGCTGAAGGAACGGCGCAAGGATCTGGCGAAGGAAAGCCTCGACAGCCTGGCAAGCACCGTGAACACCTTCTCCAACATAGCCAAGGAGAACAGCAAGGCACGGCTTGACGTGCGCATTGCGGAGATAGAGGCAGAGGAGCTCTCCGAGGAGGAGAAAAACAAAAAGATATTGGACGCCCAGAAGAAGGCCGCAAGGGAGCAGTACAGAATTGAGCTCTGGCAGTGGACAGTATCCTCTCTCCAGGCAGCAGCCAACATCGCAGAAGGTATCTCCAAGTGCTTCGCGCAGAACGGCCCCTACGGCTTCATAACATCAGCGCTCGTTGCAGCAGCCGGAGCAGCACAGATAGCCACAATCATAGCAAGCAAGCCTCAGCCGCCGGCATTCGCGACCGGAGGTGTCGTGCCGGGCAACAGCTATTCAGGAGACCGGATAAATGCGCTGGTGAATTCCGGAGAGATGATATTGACACGCCAGCAGCAAGCGCGTCTCTTTGACATGGCCAACGGAAACGGCGGCGGAGAGACCAACATCAACATCAAGAATTACAGAGCCAACGACACGGACGTCCAGGCAAGCGTGACCGGCCATGACATAGAGATCCTGATTGACAAGAGAGTCAACGACAGCATGGCAGCCGGACGGTACAACCGGGCATACAACATCATGCAGAACAACATAGCCGGCCAGCGGATTACAAACTGAAGGAGGACGACATGGCAGCTTCATGGCCAGCAGCAGTAAACACCAAGGCATACGGAATGGACACCGGGTACGAGGACAACACCCAGGTGATAGAGATGAAATCCGGACGGCGCGTGGTCTACCTCAGGAACAGCACACCGAGGAGGACATTCACATTCAGCCTACGCATGGAAGATGTGGGCGCAAGCTCCGAGTACAAGCAGTTTCTCTCCTGGTATGCCAACACCGCGATGAGCGGCGCCGTTCCGTTCACATTCCCGAACCTCATCACCCACACCGGCACAAGGGAGTATCTTTTCAACGGGACACCCTCGGCCAGGGGACAGAAATATAAAGAAGTGACTATATCTTGTATAGAGATATAGGCAATGAACAGTATATTCAATACATTAAGGAAATCCGGCGGATATTCGGTTCCCTACCTCATCAGGCTGCATGACGCAGACGACACCGTAGACTATTACTTCATCAACGACAACCAGAGCCTCGTATATGACGGGCACACCTACGTGGCCAGCACCTTCGAGTACACACCAAACTCCTCGCTCCAGGGCGCAGACGGCGGTGGAAGACTCGAGATACAAGTGGTCGACAATTTACTCATCGAAGCCCTTGAGACGTTCCCTACGCTCTACCTCGAGGCTGTGGGCGTGCTTCTGGAGAACGGAAGCGTGGAGGAGATAAAGACCCACCGGCACAAGTACGGCCAGGCGGTATGGCAAGAGCAGACCCTCACCTACACATTCGAGGCAGATGACCGCATGAACATGACATTCCCGGCGCTGATATTCTCGACCTACAACAACAGAGGCAACGCATGAGATATGACGACCTCCTGGGCGTACCGTTCAAGACACATGGCCGGGACAAGAAAGGCATGGACTGCTACGGGCTCGTGCTGGAGTGCCTCAAGAGAGAGGGAAAGAGCCTTCCCGACTTCTATTATCAGGATACGCACCAGCCTTCCTCAGAGGCGGCAATTTATGCGTCCAGGACGGGAGCGAGGATATCTGACAGAAAGAAGGGCACCGTGGCCGAGTATGACGTGGAGGGGAACCTCCATTGCGGATATATGCTGGACAAGGAGAATATGCTGCACATGACCCACAGCGGCGTGCGCGTGAGCCCCATTGGAATATTCAAGAACGTGACATTCTACGAGGTATAGCATGGTATTAGATTTATACAAGAATTTATCAGACAACGGCGAGCTGATAGTAATAGAGAGCGGCATACCGCTCCGGGAGCAGCTTAAGGGCGTGGACTGGAGCCAGCTGGTAATACTGGCCAACGGCAAGAAGGTGTCGCCAGACTACGAGCCCACCCCGGAAGATTACCTTGTTATCCGGAGGATACCGGGAGAATACGCTTCCACGATAATCGCTGTCGTTGCAATCGTAGTGGCCGTCGCCTCCGGTGTTGCAGCCGGTATCAACGCCTACAAGGTGAGAAAGCAGCAGAGAAAGCTCAAGGAAATGCAAGACGCGCTCTCCGCAAGGGACGATGTGTCGAACATTCCGTGGCTTCAGGGCGCAAGCAATGCCGTGGCCACCGGCAAGACCCAGCCCTACATCATCGGAAAGCACCTTTTCACACCATACCTTCTGCAGCCGGGCTTCTACAAGCTTTCCGGCACGGACGGCATAAACGAGGACTACTACACCGTGCTGGAGGGAGGCTTCTCTCTCCAGGCTATCCAGCAGATAAGCGCCGACGACTCAATAATCCACAACTTCGGGAACGTGACCACACCTCAGACCGGAATGACAAGACCGACCGGAGGTATCTGGCAGTACCGCTCCGGAATAAACGACAACAGAATTCACATCGGCCAAGCCGGAAGCTCAATGGGGCTCTCAGAATTCACCCAGAAGCGCACCGTGGACATGCCGAATGTCCAGCTGCCGTGGAGGGAGACTTGCGAGCAGTGGACAGCATACAAGACCGAGGAATACACCGAGCGCGTATGGCACAGCTACGGAGGCGACGAGGAGCACGGCTACTGGCGCAATGAGAAGCGCACGCGCGTGGTATCCTACACCGAGGGAGAAATCACCACGGAGACCAGGAAATTTATCCTGGACAAGCATGCAATTGACGTGGAGATCTGTATTCTTTTCAACGGCCTCTGCAAATATTCGGACAAGGGCAAGAAACAGAGCCACACCAGGCACATCGGCTTCCGGTATTCCACCGACGGAGGAAACAACTGGGCACCAATGCCCGTGACCGGTTCCGGCCCCAACTCCATAACCACAGAGGACGGCTATTGCGTGGCTACCTTCACGCGCACAACCACCAGCCAGATACGCTTCGCGCTCTCCCACAGCTTCACAGCCTCCGAGGGCTGGAGCGCCGGGCAGAACGACCAGCCGATAATCGTGGAGGTCACCAACCGGGACACACAGTACACCGGCACCTCCGGAGCATACGAGGACGCATATGTGCAGTGGATACAGAGCCGGATATACGACCCTGACTCCAGCTCCAGCTCAAGCCTCACCGCATGCAAGGTGATAGAGGACCGGGAGAATGCAGTATCCACAGTTATCGGGCTCAAGCTCCGGGCAAGCTCCGAGAACGAGACCAAGCTGGGAAAGATAAACATAATCACAAGCGGCGTGGCAAGGACGTGGAACGCGGCCACAAGCTCATGGAGCACAGCAAAGACAGCCACCAGCAACCCGGCGGCGTGGATCCTCGAGGTGCTCACCAGCGCCACACACCCGGCAAGCCAGTTTGCCGACTCAGAGATAGACCTTGCGAGCCTGGGCGCTCTCTATGAGTACTGCGAGACCAACGGCTTCGAGGTGAACATGGTCCTGGCAAGCGGAGACAGAAAGGAGCAGATCCTCGAGACTATCTGCAACACATGCCGAACAATGCTCTACCGGAACATCTACGGCCAGATATCTGCCGCAATAGACGCTCCCAAGGAGAACGCCGTCGCGCTCCTCAACGCCCAGAACATCACCCAGATAGAGGTGACCAAGAGCATGGACAGACCCGTTGACGGCCTTAAGCTCTCCTATGTGAACGCCGAGGCCGGATATGTCCAAGACGAGTATGTCTGCATGCGTAGCGGCGTCACAAGGACCGCAGACAGCATAATCAGGGAAATGGACGTGACCGGCATAACCGACTACGACCACCTGGTGAAATATGCGCGCTACATCATGGCCGGAACAGCCCTGAGGCCAAAGAGCATAAAGGTGACCACCGGACTTGAGGGCCAGTATTTCACACCGTTCTACAAGATATTAATGCAAGACGACAGCCTCCGCGTAGGTCTCGGCAACGCCGTGATCAAGAGCGTGATAACATACAACAACAACATCATCGGGCTGCAGCTCAACGAGCCAGTGGACCTGGACACAGAGAATGACTTCGGCGTGATTATCCAGTGCGTGTCCGACACATACTGCACACCGCTCGCCAAGGCAATCAACCAGGGAGGGCGCACCAGCGAGATACAGTTCACCACACCGTTCCCGGTCTCCAGCTCCGTGATACCTCATGCCGGAGACGTGCTCTCCTACGGCTACATCGAGGACGGGGAATTCGACCGGATAACATCGGAATATCTCATCACAGCCATAGAGCCTTCCGACGGAAGCGTGACCCTGACTCTCATCGACTACGACCCAAATGTATACACAACCGGACCATATGACGCATACGTGCCGAACATCACCAGGAAGACCGCTCCCTACGAGCCGGTGATAATACCGCCACCGGAGACATCGGCAGACGTGGAGGACGTGCTGAACGGAGACAACATAGCACCTCCGGACACACCTACCGGAGTGACAGCCGTCGCAACGGAACGGGGCCTCGTGGTCTCATGCGCCGCACCGGACACCAGCACGCTCAACAACAGCATTGCATATGTGCAGTGGGAATATGCGCCCCTGGGCATACAGCCCGAGAGCGTGACCACAGACCCGGTATTCTATCCGGCAGAGAAGGCCACCGGCTACACAGCGACAATTCCATGGCCTACCGGAGTATATCCCGAGAGATCTGACCTTGAGACCTGGCTGGTGAGAGTGAAATTCGTCTCCATTTACAACAAGGAGAGCGACTACAGCATTTATCAGACAGTAAACACCGACACCTACGGCACCTGGATTGTCCAGGCGCCGAGCCTTGTGTCCGGAACGCTCAAGACCTCAGCCAACGGAAGGGCCTTCCATGTGGAGTGCCGGCAGCCTTCAAACGTCCAGGTCTACGGAAATGTGCGCTACAAGATAAGCATAAAGCGCCATGACGACTCAGACTGGTTCTGCCCGAACATCACATCAGACCCATACGGGAACGAGGACGCATACAAGGACACCGCAGCCGCCAGCAACTACCTGAGCTTTGCGCTCACATTCACCCAGACCGTTCCTCTGGAAGGCCAGAGCGCCGCAGACCCTTCGCCGGTATCCACGCTCTATTATTACCAGATAACAGCCTACAATGAAGTGGGCGCAGCCTCACCGGTCCAGATAGCAATGACGGCCCAGCCGGTATCAGCGCGTGACGTGGTGAACGCATGGACATCTGACGGATCCGGAGGACACACCTACGTGCCTGGAGGACTCAAGGCAGACAAGCTCTACACAGAGAACCTCGCAGCGATCTGCGCTGTCTTCGAGCAGATAACATCAGGAGGAGCCGAGCCGAACCACCTCTGGAACATGCAGAGCGAGGAATTCCGCGTGGGCAACAACATCGAATGGGAGAAGGGCTATCCGAGCGAGGCACCGAGACCGGACGATGATGACCGGGCGCAGTACCTCCATTACAAGAACGGAGACCTCCGGATAAAGCTGCAAAACCTCATCATCAGCACCCTGGGCGCATTCCTCAAGGGCTCGCTCTCTATCATACCGGAGACACAGACCCCGGAAGCGCATGACATAAGGCATTACCTCACACACCAAATCAGCCAGCTCCAGCGCTATGCCGACGGAGAATGGCAGACCGAGACCGGAATAAGCTGGGAAGGCGTGGAGAGCTCGCGCTTCTATAAAGACGGGACCATGATTATAGGCAACACCGCAGACGGCGGAAACGACGGGGCCGACTTCGGTTATCCGTTCCTCACCGACTCCGGGCGTGTATACCATTTTGACAAGGACCGGCTGGACAATAAGGGCCAGAGCATAATCACCATATCAGACCTTGCCGGAGGCGTGCCGAGCCAGCTGGTGGACGAGACTTCCGACATCGGAGGGACATACCATATCAACCTCCAGCCGCTCTATCCGAAGATAGCGCCATACAGCACCGTGCAGAAATTCCTTTTCGGTAATTATTCTCTGTCATTCACACTGGGCACCGTGACACAGTTTACAGTGAGCTACGTACTCAAGTACATCTGGAACGAGGACGGGCAGCAGCTGCTTGACGTGAGCCTGGGAAGCGACAGACTCATTCTCAGAGAGCTGAACGAGGAGCCATACTACAACACGCCGCTCTCCACAGAGCCATACTACAACCAGGACGTGGCAGAACAGCTTGAGCTTGTATACAACGAGATTGCAGAGGCCAGGGGAAGCATACAGCACACTGCTCCGGGCATGCAGCCTGACGACAGAACCATACCGCTCCTTGAGACCGGACAGTGGTACCGCGTGGCAATCGTGGCAAATTCCAGCCAGATAAGCCTATACCTTGACGACGCGATTTACACATTCCAGAGGCAGTACACCGGAAGCGCCGAGGCAGACTTCGTCCTCAACAGCAACAAGAACCTGGTGGGCATAGACGAGCTGATGTACGACGCGACAGCCACCATGACTCTGCAGCAGTTTGAAGCCTTCTCCGAGGCCAACATACCATGGGGATCCCTTGACGCCGGCGACGACTATCTGCTATTGAACGCAAAGGACCCGGCTAAAGTAAAGAGTAATTGCTTCTTCACAAAGGCGGAGTCCCTTCTGGCGGCATATCCGGTGGGAGCAATCTACATCAGCACCGTCAACACCAACCCGGGCACTATCTTCGGAGGTGTCTGGATAGCCTTCGGAGAGGGCCGCGTGCTCATCGGCGCCGGAGCCATAACCGACTCCAGAGGCGAGAGCGCTACCTTCAACGCTGGCGACACCGGCGGAGAGATGAAGCACCAACTGCAGAGGGCCGAAATGCCGTCGGACGCATATAGGGTTTGCACCGGAGAAATGAACGGGGAATATCCCGTAGTTCCGGGGAGCGAGTATGACGCTTACAAGATACCGCCCCAGACATTCAGGGTTGTAGCGCGGCCATATACGTATTTCCCTTACGCCACCGGGTACCAGCACGACAATCCTCATAACAACATGCAGCCATATATCGTAGTTTATATGTGGAAACGCACTGAATAAAAAAAAGGAGTAAATCATGGCAACAATCGACCTTACATTGAATGCAATCAAGATCCCGGCACTGGACGGGTACACACCACCCTTCGGCACAAAGAAGGTAGCCGGAGGACTCACCACCCAGGAGGTGAACGACAACATCATAGCCGGCTTCCTGAAGCAGAGACCGGTGGAGATCACAGAGGACTCCAGCACCGGAAGCGTGGAGTACAACGCGAGCCTCGTGCTCACCACATCAGGGCTCACATTGACCCTGGGCGCCGGCGCATACACCGGCTGCGAGGTGAAGGTGCTCTTCCCTTCCGGAGGAAGCATGCAGTACACCGGAAAGACCGGCACAGTGACTGACGCGCTCCAGGCCGGGGCTACAATCAGATATCTGTGGACCGGCACATACTGGAAAAGCATATCGTGCCCGGTGGAGATAGGCGACGTATACACCCAGCTCCCTGACGTGGCAGAGCCGTCCGCAATCTACGGAGGCCAGTGGGAGGAGCATGACTACGGCGGAATGTTCTTCCGTTCTGCCGGAGGAAACGCCAAGGCCTTCACAGCGCCTATAGCCGGTTCCTTCACTTCCAGCACTGTATTCGCAGCAAGCGCAGCGCTCCCGGCCGGAGTGGCTGCCGGTGACCTGGTGATTGCCGGATCTGAGTACCGGACAATATCGTCGATATCCGGGCAGAATATCACCATTGACAGCGCCTTCTCTGACTTCTCGAATATAACGAACCTTTTGATTGGACAGACCGAAGCGTTGCCTGATATTCAAGGTACTCTTGCGCTGTTAGATGAAGGCGTAGCATGGTATGGATCCTTTGGAAACATACAAGGATCTTTTGAAAAATCTGGAGAATGGCAAACTTCATATTATGCTGGCACCGCATACAAATCTTATGCTTCGGGTTCGAATAGTTCTTCTATTGTGAATTTCAAGGCCTCTAAAAGCAATGCTATCTATGGCCGGAGCAACCATGTCACCCCGGGAAACATAGGCGTGCGTTGCTGGTTACGCATTGCGTAGCCAGCTCTTA